ATAATTTATCATCGTTTGCATTCGCTAACGGTTTATATTCTTTACCAGTACATTTAGCATAACTTTTGTTCGATTTAATGCGATATTTTTCCGGATTTTTTGCGTAAGCCTCTTTTTGTTTTTTCAATACATCAGATTTGTTTTTTTGATATCGATAAGCTGAGTATAATCTTTTTTTACGCAATCTTTGTTCGGGTGTTTGCGCCATTTTTTGCCTCTTTTTATTGTTAAGTTAGTTTAATGTTTTATTAAAGCATGCATTTGCAAAGCAAACTTATGACTCAATTATTGTGTCGTATTGTGTCTGACAATCTCTTACTATCTCTCACTATGGCATATCATTATATGCGGATTTTTCGGATTTTTCAACCAAAAATTTCTTATTGTGTCTTACAATCTCTCACTATAGATGCAGTATTTATACTGCACTACGTAGTTTACCTGCATGTTTTTTACTGCACTATCCGCAAAGCCTTATTCTATAAGGGTTGTAGGGTGTTGATTTTTTATACACTACGTAGTCTTATTGTGTCTTATTACGCAAAAAAAATATAAAATCCTCTTTCTTACTACGTCTTATTCTATATATCATATATATATATAAGTATATAAAAAAGAATAGAGTAAGAAAAACATAGTAAGAGATTGTAAGAAATTGTAAGACACAATAAGACACAATAAAATGTCATAAGTAGTGTTAATGTAATAAGTTAAGGTAAAAGATATAGGTAAAATAAAACATAAAAAGACGTAGTAAGAATATATTTTCTTGCGTAATAAGACGTAGTAAGACACAATAAATGTTGCATTTTTATACACTTTTGTGGCATATGCTTTGCTATAAATCTCAATATTTTTTGCATATAATTTGCATATGCAAACATGGCAATAAACTTCCAAAAACGACCCATTTAAGGCTTTGATATGTAAAACATCTATATATGCCTTGCATATGCCTTGCAATGAGTATAAACCATGCACTACTCAACGCTTTGCGCTTACGGAGTACAGTACGTAATACAGCTTGCATATACTCTATCCTCTGTACAGAGTACAGAATGATTTTATATTTGCCTTGCATATAATTTATTCTTTGTACGTAGTACATTTAGTCTTTACATATAAATATACAAAGCATACATGCAAAGCATGCTTGTAACCCAATATCTAAGCGCCTTACAAACAGGGACAACAGTATAATCGGCTTTCTAAGCACATTGCAAGGCAATAGCCTTGTAACCCTTATTATATGCGGGTTGCAAGGCAGTTGTCCCTATTTAATTTGCATATGCAAATCCATATACAAACCATATGCAAACCATATGCAAACCACCCCTATCAATTTAGTTAGGTGACGGAACACTCGTGAGCTGTTTCACTCTAACCCAAATTACTTAACTATATAAAAATCTTTATATAACTATGCTTTGTGTAAGTTATAAAAATATAATCTAGAAAATTGCCCGCCTTCGCAAATTATAAAAATTTTTATAAAACTGTGTGTAAACACTTTTTTAGATTTATAAACCATTTTGGAATTTTATTTTTATTTAGGTTGAAAAGTTTGATTATTTTCCATATAATGTATAAGGTAAAAAGAAAAAGTTTTTTTCGTTGAATTATATAAAAATTTTATATATCTATGAATATTGCAAATATAGTCAACATAGCTGAGAATTTTTATAGTACTAACAAAATTGAATTAAGCGACAAAATTGTTATAGAAGCTTTATGGCAAAACAGTGGTATGTTAGCTGCAACCGCAAAGTTTTTGCAAGTAAGTTATGTTGATTTAAAAGATTATGTAGAAAAAGACAAAAATCTTTGTGATTTGTTGAATAAAATTCAAAATGTAAAATCTGAACTTTTGACAGAAGCTCTGGAAAACAAAGTCTTTGCCGAAGCAATGGCTGGGGATAATAATTTATTATGGAAGTTGTTGAATGTTTATAGCAAAGGTAAGTTTAGTACAAAGTCTGATACAGAAAACAATGTTTCTGAAAAATTAAATTATATGTTAGCAAAATTTAAGGATATGACAATAGAAAATGTTTCTACCGGAATATGCTCCAGCTCAGTCAAAAGCGATTAGAAATTGTAATAAATTTTTTAATTTATTGCACGGTGCGGTAAGATCGGGAAAAACTTGGATCGCAAATCAAATTTGGATAAATCATGTATACACAACAGATTACGATAAATTTTTAATGACTGGGCATAGTAAAGCTACATTAAAGCGTAATGTTTTAGACGATGTTATAGATTTGATCGGTGTGAATTATTGTAAGTATAATTCTACTGATGGAGAATTAAAAATTCCTGGTGGTAAAGTAATTTATACTGTAGGAGCTACAGATGCTAAAGCAGAACGAAAAATTCGTGGTGCTACGTTTGGTGGTTGCTATAGTGATGAATTAACTTTGCATCCTAAAACAACTTTAGATATGATTCCTACAAGGTTGTCTGTTCCAGGAGCTAAATGGTTTGCCACAACAAATCCTGATTCACCTTTTCATTATATATATAAAACATTTATAAAAAATACACCTAAAAATGTTTATGTTCAAAGATTTACTATAGAAGATAATCCTTCATTGACAGATGAGTTTAAAGAAAATTTAAAATTATCTTTGACAGGATTGTTTTATAGAAGAATGTTTTTAGGTGAATGGGTGTTGGCTGATGGTTTAATCTACGATATGGTCAACGAAGATATTTTTGTTGATGAATTACCTAAAGAGCGACCTATGAATATAATCATAGGATCGGATTATGGCACAGCTTCTGTAACTACATTTTTATTGATTTATGTATATAAAGATTGTTTATGTGTAGTTGACGAATATGTGTATGATGCACGAGCTACACAAGTTCAAAAAACAGATTATGAGTTTGTAAATGAATTTAAAAACTTCACTAAGAATATTCATATCAATGGGGTTTATTTAGATAAATCAGCAGTGTCTTTCAGACAAGAATTAATTAATTCTTGTGTTTGTACAATACGAGATGCTAATAATGATGTTATAAATGGCATAAGATCGGTTGCTAGTTTATTTATGACTGGTAGATTAAAGATTTTAAATAGATGTGTTACACTGAGAGAAGAATTAACTTCGTCTTATATCTGGGACGAAGCCAAACAAATGCTAGGAATTGACGCACCTTTAAAAGAAAATGACCATTGTTGTGATGCTTTACGTTATGCAGTTTATAGTTATATGCTTAACGGTAATACAACTGCTTATTTTGCTAAAGGTTCTAAAATAACAGAATCAAATACAACGCCAGATGAAATTATTCGTGATAAAGTATTGAAATTATCAGAATTATACCCGTCAAGTAAGCTTGACGAAAATTTAGCTTCGAGTTTTGCGCTATGTCAGGAAAAACCAAAAAGATTCTCAATAAATCAACCCAGAAACTTCAGGCATCGACCGAGCTTGATGCATACTATGCTGAGGTAGAAGGGTATAGTAAGTTGACTGGTTCAACTGCAAGTAGAAACTTAGACGAGATTTCACAGGAAAGAATGTTTAAAATAGCATTTTTTCTATGGGAAAGATCACCTTTGACTAAATGGCTATCTAATTTAAGAACAAGTTTTGTTATTCCTACAGAATTTCCTTATGTAAGTGCAGATGACAATATTTTAAACTCGTTAAAAAATTTCTGGAACGATCCGGTAAATAATTTAGAATTAGATTTTGAGCAATTTGTTGAGGAATTAGGAATTTTTGGCGAGTTGTATTTGCCTATTTTTATTTCTGAAAATACAGGAATATTAAGATTAGGTTATATTGACCCGCAAATTGTTGCTGATATAATTACAGATCCTGAAAATTGTAGAATCAAAATAGGAATTATTTTAAAATCAGAGCCTGGAAAACAGCCCAAAAAGTATAAAATATACTTAGATCCTAAAGCAGTAATTTCTACAAAAGCTCAGAATTTACGTAATACTTTTAATTCTGGTGAATGTTTATATTATAACATTAATTCAGTTACAAATTCTCCACGAGGAAGGTCAGATTTTTTAACTGTTGCGGATTGGATAGATATTTATGAGGAGTTAATTTATAACCATGCTGAAAAATGGATCGAGGTTAATTTAATAGTTTGGGATTTAGTTTTTAAAGGTACAAACGCTTCAATTATAGAAGCAGAAACTAGAAAATTTGTAGGTTCGGTAAGACAGTCTAATGGTGCTTATGGGCATAGTGATAATATAGACGTTAAAGCACATTCACCTGATGTTAATGCTCCTGATTTAGAAAAAATTGCTTTAGTACTACGTAATCATATTTTAGGGAGTTTTGGTTATCCTGCACATTGGTATGGTAGTGCAGGAGATATAAATAAAGCTACAAGTCAAGAAATGACTTTGCCGGCATTTAAGTTATTTAATCGTAGACAAAAATTAGTAAAAAAGATTCTTTTTGATTTAGCTTCAATTCATTTATCTGGGGTTAAGAAATATAATTCAGAAATTCTTAAGAATTCAGACATAGAAAATTTTGCTACTAACATGCCTAATTTATCTATGAAAGATATAGCTACGTTAGGAGCAGTTATAAAAAATATAGCTGATGGTTTGGCTGTAATATCTCAGCAAGATTGGATAGATGAAAGTAAATTATCTGTTTTATTTAATAATATTTTTAAACAATTAGGAGTTGAGTAAATTTAAGGAGATTTTGTAATGAAAGAAAAAGATAAATTTGAGTTTATAAATGAGTTTATGTTAAATGGTTTAAAGTATAAAGATGTGAAACAAGATCTAGATGAGGAATCTGGTAAAATTAGATTCAGAATGGAAACTAGACAATTAACCAAAAATGATATTTTAAATGCTATAGTTAAAACTAAAGATGAAAAAACTTATGTTATTGTGGTAGCTAAAGATGCCAAAAAGCATGTTATTGAGTTAGGTGCTACTAAAAGTAGTGTTGGATTTATTTTACCGAAAGGAGATGAGAATGTCAAAAAGATTGTTTAGTAGACTTCAAGCTAATGAAGTCATAAATGGCGAAAGTTTAAAAATAGATTGTATATTGCAATCTGCAGAAGCGGATAAAAAAGGCTATGTTTGGGATGTTAGAATAATTAAATATGGTCAAGATAAAAATAAACGTGTTTGGACTAAGGAAGTTCTTCAAAGTGCTTTGAAATTGTTTGAAGGAGCAAAAGTATTTTTGCTGGATGATTCACAGCATACGGAAGGTGATAAATCTGTAAGACAAATTGCTGGATGGTTAAGCAATGTTCAGGCTACTGAGATTGCTCTAATAGGTAAGTTGAATTTGGTTCAGTCTGGAACAGGTACTGTAATTCGAGATATTTTACAATCTTCGTTTAAAGATAATCCCGAATTGATAGGTTTATCTGTAGATTGTTTAGGACAAGAAGAAATTTTGCCTGATGGGACTAGAAAAGTTCTGAGTATTGTTAAAGCTGCTGTGGATATAGTACACACTCCGGCTGCTGATGGTAAGTTTATGAAAATGGTAGCTAATGCTAGTGTTAATTCAGCGGTATTTGTGAATGCAGATAAAACTAAATCTTCTCAGGATTTAGCTGCTTTACAAGCTTCTTTTGCTTTGGAAATTGAAAAAGCTAAAATAGGTAATACACAGTTAATGCTTGAAACAAAATTACAAGTTGCAAAATTACCAGAAGTTGCAAATGCAAAATTAAAAGCTCAGTTTGCAGGAAAATCAATAGATGAAAGAAATTTAGATCAGGCTATTCAGATTGAAAAACAATATTTAGATATTATTCAGGCTCAAACAGTTAAGGATCTAGGTAGTGTGCGAATTTTAACTGATGATATGGATAATAGAATAAAAATGTTTGATGATTTGATGGATGGCAAAATTCATAGTATCAAAGCAGCCTATGTAAATCTTACAGGTGATAATGCTATTACAGGTTTAGTAAAAAATTGTTCTCGTTTAACAGCTTCGTTAGATTCAACAAGTTTTGCTAATGTTTTAGGTGAGACTTTAAACCGTAGAATGTTGAAAGAATGGTCACAAAGTCATTGGAATAGAGACTGGCATAAAGTTTGTGAAATTACCACAGTTCCTGATTTTAAGACCCAGCATAGAGTAAGATTTGGTGGTTATGGAGATTTACCGATTGTGTTGGAATCTGCGCCTTATACAGCAGCAACAAGTCCTACAGATGAACAAGCTACTTATAGTATTGCTAAACATGGTTATACTGAAAATGTCACGTTTGAAATGATAAAAAACGATGATATTAATGCTATTCGCAGAATACCTAAACGTATGGGTGTTGCGGCAGCAAGAACACTTTACAAATTTGTGTTTGATTTTTTTACTACAAATGCGGCTATTTACGACAATGTAAGTTTGTTTCATGCTGCTACACATAGTAATTTAGGCACAACGGCGTTTTCAGCCGCAGAGTTAGCTGTGATTAGAACTGCTATGATGAAACAGACTGAAAAAGATACAGGTGAGGTTCTTGGTATATTTCCTAAAATAATTCTTAATCCTATTGATTTGGAAGCTACAGTATGGGCTGCTATTGTAGCATCAGGTCGTGGAGATTTTACTCCTCAATCGCCTGATTTTGTAAGAGATCAAGCATATTCAAACATTACTGTTATGCATTGGACTGATGCTACAGATTGGTATGCTATTGCAGATCCAAGCATGTGGCCTGGATTGGAGATAGGTTTTTTAGATGGTAAAGTTGAACCTGAAATGTGGTTACAATCTGCACCTACAGTTGGTTCTGTGTTTAGTAATGATATTATAACCTGGAAACTTCGTCATGTTTATGGCGGTGTGGTTACAGATTATAGACCTTTCTATCGTGAGACTGTGACTGGTTAAGATTTATAAAAATTTTATATTACTATAAAGGGGTATAAACAATGTTTAAAAAGTTATTGGTTTTAGGTACTGCAGCTTTAATTAGTTGCAGTACCGCTTTTGGTGAGGTAGTTGATTCAGGCTATAGTACGCCTAGTACATATGCTCAGACTTTGCCTGGGATCGAAACATTAATATTAAATTATGACACGACCGGTATTAATCTTACAGTTACAGGTAGTACTACAGCTCAAAAATATGTAGGTGGTTTTGTAGCTCCTGGAGACTATAGAATTTTATCTGGTACAGCTAGGATAGGCAGTGAAGATTTTGGAGTTGCAAGTGATACTTTAAAGGTCGATTTGTTAGAGAGTCCTATAGGTACAACTACATTAACGTCAATGTTGACGTCAGTATTGGCTATAGGGACAGCTTCTTCGCCTTATACTTTCACATTTACAGATAAAATTTTGACTAAATCAAGTACATTAGTAATAAATCGTTATGGTAGTATGACAGCAGCAGGAAGTACAGGGTGGAGAAATTTACAAATAGCTTTGCAAGTTCAAAGAAAATAAAATTTAAGGAGCTAAACAATGCCAAAAGATAAAAAGAATTTTGATAACAGTAATAAACAAAAACAGTCAAAGGAAAAACCAAAACCTGATTCTAAGTTTAAGAAAAAATAAGATTTTTAATTTTTAATTTTTAAAATTTATTTTTTGAATTATTATAGGGGGTAGTGAATGCTTTTAGATTCGGGAATAGATGAAAAAATCAGTATAAAGTTAGAGGATTTTGAATTAGAATTAACAAAAAATGCTTTTTTAGCTATAGATGGTGTGATATTTGCAGGAAGTTTTTATGAAGGTAGAGAAATAGAATCAGATTATATTAAGGTTTTGGATGACAGATATCAAGATGCAAGTTTGGTTGAGATAAATACTATTTTGACCAATCCTGTTAAAGACGTGGTTAAAAGTTTAGTCACAAGAAAAAATATTAATCTTGAAGGCATTACGAGAATTGTAGGTTATTATAGCAGGGTTTCAAATTGGAACAAAAGTAAGGTTTCTGAGCTGCAGGACAGGCACACAGGTATTTACGCTTTTTAATTAATTTAATCTATGCAGAAGGGAGGAAAATAACTTCCTTCTGCATAATTTTTAAGAAGAATTTAAACAATGTCTTCAACACATTTAGATATAAGAACAAGGGCTTTGAGATGGATTAGGGATGATACGAGTTTGTTAAGCTTGTATGTTTCTACTATACGAGCAAATACAACAGCATATTCTCTAAATGACTATGTAAAGCCTGTATCTATGTTAGGTAGAACGTATAAATGTACTACGGCAGGTACATCTGGAGCAGCTGCTCCAACGTTTCCTACTCAAGCAGGTTCGACTGTAGTTGATGGTACAGTAACTTGGACTGAAGATTCAGATGATGTAGATAGAGCTATTTTGATAGCTTTGACAGATTTTAGCTATCATGTGCCTAAGATAGTTGTGAATAAAGTTGTAGGAAATAATGCAAAAGACTATTTGATTTCTTCAACATTGTCTACATTTGACACAGATTTTTCAGTTATTGAGAATATAGAATATCCTATAGATAAAGTTCCGGCTTGTTATTTAGCCAGGGATTTATTTGATATTTATACAAATAGTGTAGGAATTTACTTAAGATTGGTTAATTTAACACTATCAACAACAAGTTATTTTAATGTAGAATACACAGTAGCTCGTTCAATTTTAGAAATACCACTTCGTTATGAAGAGATTTTTATATATAAAGTAGCATCAATTGCATTGTATCAATTGGCTATTATAGTGTCTAAAGGATACGATAGTAGTATTTCAAATGTTACGTTTGAGTCTCAAGATTCAGCTAAAATAATCAAGGACAGAGCTGTAGAACTTGAACGTAAATATAATAGATTTTTGGGTATAGCTGACAATGGTGCAAGTAGTTATTTTACTATAATAAATAAAAATCGAGATTATCCTTTAGGTCAAGGAAGATTGACTCATAGTAGATTATATAACAGAACACGCTAATGGCTATAATAGAAATAAATTTTAAAATGTCAGATAAATGGAAAACTGATGCTAAGGAGATACTTAAGGGTGAAGTTAGAAAAGCCATGCAGAGATCTGTTAAAATTGGTACAAGTACAGTTAAAAGTTATATTCCTAAAGTTTCTGGTGCTACAAGAGATTCTATACAAGGTAGTTTGACTAATATAACAGATGGTTATAGATTAACAGTTGATTCTAGAGGTAGAGCTAAAAAATATTTTCATGTTTTAGATAAAGGTAGGGTTGCTGGAAGACAAAAAGGAGTTTATCCGCAGGAAAGATTGATTGCTTGGATGAAACAGAAGGGTTTTAGTACTTCAAAGTCAAATGTGTTTAGATTGTCTAAATTTATTGCAAATACTTCAACGCCTGGCTACGGGATTACTAAATTAGCAAATGTTGATTTTAGATCTAAATTAGATTTAGAAATAAGTAAGGCTCTAAGAGAATTTCATAGGAGGATGGCAGAATAATGTCTGAATTAACTATAAGAGCAGAAGTAAAAACAATATTGTCTGATGTGTCAAATATAGGCAATGTTTATGATTATGCCAGAGAGATAAAATCAGAATCAAAATATACTGATTTAGTTAAGACTGTTATTAGCGGTGTTAGTATATCACGAGTTTGGTTTATATATATGGAAAGTCAAGCTACAGAACAGATAGTTCTCGGTATAGGTAACCAACGAGAAAAAACTTATAAATATAAACTCGAGGGCTGGTTAGGTTTAACAGATAGTTCTGAAACACAAGCTTCAACATTGATTACTGCCATTGAATCAGCTTTTGCAGCAAAACCGGATTTAAATTCAACATGCTTTTACCATGGTTTTATTCAAGTAGATAGTATTGATATAGAAGCTTTTGGTAATAGAGTATGTAATCATATTGTATTAACTTTGACAGTTAAGGAGAGGTCAACATGACACAAGCTACAGGATCAAGAACAAGTATTTATGTGGCTAAGGAGGATAATTTTAATCAGTTAGCTGGAACGACTAGTCCTTCAGGAACAGCGTTTGGTACAAATAGGTTAGCGATAGAAGTTCCTTATAGATCAGAATCACTTAAAGCAGAGCAGAACTTAATAAGTTCAGAAGTTATTACCTCAAGTAGAAATGCACGTAAACCTACGAGAGGTAATATCAATGCTGGAGGTAACTTAGTTTTAGAAATAAATCCACATCAATATTGGCTATGGGCAAATGCTTTAGGGGTAAGAGCTACAATTGATTCTACCCCAACTACACCTTTATCTATAACTGAAAATAGTGGTACAGTAGGTATAGCACCTTATTTTCATACTTTCAGTGTAGGAGATTTACCAACAAGTTTTTCATTGGAAAAACGATTCGGTTCGTTTAGTTCTGGTAACAAATACTGGCAATATACAGGATGTAGAATTTCTAAATTAGCTATAACAGTGCCTAGGGAAGGTGCGGTGTTGGCTACAGCAGATATTCTTTGTGCAAACGAAACACCTGCTGCTACAAGCATGAATACTAACGTACTTTATGACAAAGCTTTTACACATGAGGCCTGGGATAGTTTTGAGTTGATACCAGAACAAGTTTTACTTGGTGCTACAATAGGAACTGCGTCTGCGAATGCTTTGATAAGTGAGTTGTCTTTTACGATATCAAATCCTATGGATGAGGATGTTAGAGTTCTTGGTGGAGCTGGTATTCGTAAATCCTTACCTGAAGGTGTGGTAATGGTAGATGGATCTGCTACGTTTATGTTTACTGCAGATACGTTAAATTTAGCAGCAGATATTTCGTCTGGTGTTGTTAAAGCTATGCAGTTTAAGTTTATACGAGGTGCAGGTGATGGTACTCCTGGAGATGAGTATATAACGTTTCAGTTGCCTGAATTAATGTTTGCAAGAAATTCACCTCAGGTAACAAGACCCACAGGAATTTATGTAACCTACAACTTTGTAGGTTTTTATTCTTCTAGTTCTGAAGCAAGCACATTTAAAGTTATTTTGGCTCGAAATGAGCCTCCGAGACTATAAAGAAAGGAGTAGTAATATAAAAATTTTATATTACTGATTATGAATTTAACATTACGAGAAAAACTTTACAACTTTGACAAATTGACGTGGAAACAAGCTTTAAGTATATTTCCTACTGTAAAAAAAATAGTCAAGGCTTGTATAGATAAGCCTGATACAGCAGATGAGATTCTTATCTCAATGTGTCAAGATCAAGGATTATTTCTGATTGCAAATTTGGCTACTTTTCAAGGAAAAGCTTTAAATGAAACTGAGTATACTGAATTAATGACAGCTTTAGAAGAAGATTTGACTTTTGAACAAGGCTATGATATTTTCCAAAATTTTTTTACAACCAATTCAGGCCTGCTTCAAAAGATAATGCAGTTGATATCCCTAACAGGAACAAAGCAAAAATAGCTTATGAAAAAAGATATTTGATTTTTTTGTTAGATAGGGTTTTTAGTACTGAGTTTGATTTAATAATTTATTTACTTACTAAAGGTGATATAACAAAACGAGAATTAGTTTTAACTACTATAGATGTATTTGACAGTTTCAAATTTATTCCTTTTTGCTATAAAGATTATATAAATAATCAAATAATTTCGCAAATTATTCAGGGTGAGCATTCAGAATTAGCTCAAAAACGTATAGAAATAGAATCATGTATGGCCTGTTTGAAAGTAGGACAGGGTTTTTGTTTTGAATGTAACAAATCAGTATTAACCGAGGGTAAATAATTTGGCAGACAGTGCAAGTAAACATATTTTAGATATCCAAGTCAAACTTAAAGATTCGGCTGAGTTGCAGAAATTAAAATCTCAGTTAGAGGCTTTAGGGTTTACAGCTAAAAAATCTAAAGAAAGCTTTGCTGGATTTGATACTGGCGTAAGTAGACTTGGTGGGTCAATGTCAGGATTAAGCAGACCAGCTGCACAGGCTGCTCAAATGTTTACTGTATGGTCTGGTAGTACACTTGTAGCATTAAGTAGTTTAAATAGGTTAAAATTTGGTATTTTGTCATTTAAGGCAGAATTAATTGACTTGTATTTCATAGGTTCTATGAAAATGCAAGCTTTGTTTAAGTTAATGTCTTTGCCAGGATCTGCGATAAAATCATTTGCTGAATTTGAACGAGCTGTTCATGGTGCGCAGATAGCTGCAATTCAAGCAGGCGCTAGTGTTGCCCAAGCTAATGCTTTGATAGAAAGATCACAAAAAAGAGCTTTAATATCTGCTGTTGATTCTGCTGCTATAGTTAAAGAATTATACGCTGCTGGTTATGATACAACTCAGGTAGATGCAATGGCAGAAGCTATGGAAGTTATGTCATCTGTAGTAAGGCAAAGTGGGTTGACTATAGGTCAAGCTGTTCGGGGTACTGCAGAAGGATTGCGTTTTATGCGTAATCAATTATTGGATAACATGGGAGCTACACAGAATTTTGGTATAACTTTAGAAAAATTTGCTGCTAAATATAACACAACAGTAGATAAATTAACTAATGCTCAACGAAGATTAGCTTTACATGATTGGATACTTAGTGAAGGTAAGCCTTATATAAAAGCCTTAGCACAATTAGAAAATGATACAAGCAGAAAATTAGAAAAATTAGGTATTACTTGGTCAAATTTTAAAATTGAGTTGGGTGCAGGTTTAGCAGAACCGTTGGAAAAACTTATAGATGTTTTACCTCAGATATTGGCTATGTTTGCTAAAATGTTGGAAATGCTTGCTGTAACTATTGTAGGGTTTCAAACATGGTATAAAATTGCTCATGCTATAGCAACATTAGATTACAAAGCTCTTTTTGGAACAAAAGGTTTTCAATATAGGGGATATTCTTATGGTAAAGAGGGTATGCGAACAGAAGATTCTGGTACTTTTGATAGTCAGATTATGAGGGAGCATTTTGCTAATGTAGCTGCAATGCAAGGATTATTTGAAGGTTTTTCTATGGAAAACATGACTGCTTTGGTGTCTAAAATTAAAGCTGGAAGTATAGGCACAAGACCTCCTGATGTAGATAAACCTGAAGTTGATAAAGATGCAGAAAAACAAATCGAAGCAATTCAAAGTAAATTAACTCATGGATTGAGCTCTGGTATTTCAGACGCTTTGTATAATGTATTCGCAGGAGATCAAGCTAAAAGTTTATCTGAATTAGTTTTGAATTTTTTCAGGGGCATAGGACGAAGTATAACAGATATATTAGGTAATGCTATAGCTACAGCTTTAATAAATTCTCAATTAGGAAAATCTTTAGTTGGTGGTTTAAACAGTGTTGTAACTTCTTTAGGTGGTTTAGGTGGAAGTAAAGCTACTGTAGGAGGTGGAGGAACTTTAGGAGCTACTGGTGGTAATAATTTAACCAATACTATAGCTAAAATGGGTTCAGGAGGTGGTTCTTCTCTTGGTTCTATGTCCTCAAATACCTATTACATAAACGTAAATACTAAAGTAAGTGCACTAGACGGTGCAGATGCTACTAAAGTATTGTCTAGGAACTCAAAAGTTATTGCTTCGCAATTGATAGATGAAATTAACAAATCTAAAAAACTTTCTGATAGAATAAGACGAGGTTAATTTGACTATATTTACAAGATTAGATCCAACAGAAGCTAGTTTTCCAAAGCAACCTTCAGGTTATATAAGCTGGGGTAGAACAGGTAAACTCCAAGCTCGGACATCCATAGACAGGGGATTAATTTGGACAGAGGTCTATGATCACCATGATGGAGATGATCAAGAAGTTAGGGAATTTTTTGACTATGTAAATTATTTATGGATGACCCAAACTGTGTTTGAGATATCACATCCGCATAGATCAACACCTAAAGGTGTAGCTACAGGTTCACCTATAGTAACAACAGGCTCTCAAACAGGCTCAACTTTAAATACTTCAGGCTGGACTTTTAATATAACAGGAATTCTTAAAGCTGGCGATATTATAAGAATAGCTGGATTAAACAATGTTTTTCATATTTTGACTGATGCCAATAGTGATGGTACAGGATTGTCTACATTGACAATATTTCCTGAAATAATTGCAGGTAAATCACCAAATGCTTCTGCTGTTATTACAGCCAGTAATGTTACAATACGAGCAGTAATTGCTGATGAACCACAATTTCCTATGGCTTCAGCCAAACAATACATGTCTGATATTTATAATGGTTTAATAATTAAATATAGAGAAGCTAATTAATGGATTATAGA